AGCACTGAACCTGAAAGTCTTAACTTAGGTGAATTTAAACATTTTATTGTAAACGAAAAAACTGGTAAATTTAAAAAATTTAAAACAATTCCAGAATTGGCCGCTACTACTATGCTTGAAGATGAGAGATATATGGGGTTACATGAATTTAAAAAATTCTTTGAAAGTAGAGTGTTTGGTGCGCCTAAGAAAAAAGAGTTAAGTGAAGTTGGGTTGACTGGCCAAGAAAGTGATGAAGAAATGACTATTAAAGCTAAAAAATTAATGGGTCTTATCCAAAAAAGAATTCCAGCAACTATCATAGAGAGTATTAAAACAAACAAGTTGGCACAAAGAGAAGTTATCGCTGCATTTGCTGAAATGATTGGAGTTCCTAGAAATGGACTTTCTGGGTTAGTCCAAGGTATCAAAGATTTAGCTAAAACTAGTTCACAACCTACACAACCAGTTATGGAAAATAGAGTAATAAAAACTATAAAGAAAAAAGACATAAAGTAATATATGAGCAATTACAGAAAAATAGCTGAACAAGCATTATTAAAATCACTAAACAGAAACAAATCAAAATTAAATGAAGGTGTTGTTTATGGTGATAATATAACAGAAAGAATGCACCCACAGTTAGAACAAGAATTAGCTGAAAGAAAACACTCGTTAGGTAAACACCCAGCTATACCTGAGGGTGATGAAAATAACTTTGAACAAAAGATAATGGGTAAACGTTTCAGTGAAGTTGTTAACCGTTATAAACGCGCATTTGATGTTGATGAAATTGATAACACTAAATTAATGTCACAAATGATGCCAATGGTTCACGAAACAATGGTTTTGGAAACTAAACACAAAAAAAACTTAGAAAAATTGGCTGAGAAAATGATTCGCGATGAGTATGATATGCCAGAAGATATTGTTGAAATAAGAGCTACTTTGTCACCTAAGATTTCGTTAGAGGGTACTAAAAAACACCCAACACCTAAATCTAATGATTTTCAATTTGAAAGCCATGAAGATATGGTAAACGCAAAAGGTGAAATTTATAAAAGAAGATTTTTAAACGCAATGATTCAAGGTGCCGCGAAAAAAACAAATCATATGTTTCATATGGTTGATGATGAATTAACTAACATGGACCCAAGATTATTGAATCGTTATTCAAAGGTTATGTCGGCGGCTGATTATATGTATTATGTTATACCTAAGATGGATAACGGTACCAGTGGTGGTGTTGTTAAGGTAACCTTCCCAACCGCTGATAACCCTAAGGCTGTTATTGAAGCTGAAGCTATGATTTTCCCAGTACTTATTCATGAACTAGTTAAAGGTGTTATGGAATTGTTATCGGCACATGGTTTACCTAAAGATAAAAAGTTAGGTGATTATGTTGTTGATAAGGCAGATTTCTTATCAGCTGAACCATGGGATATGAGAATTGGACCAGCATTGTGGGATAGATTTACAGATTGTATTGATGCTGACGATTTTAATTTAAAACATCAATTGTACATGGAGTTAGCTTCTATGCCAGTAAATGAATTCAATGAAAATATGAGAGAAATTTTAGCTGGTACAAACAAGGGTAAAAAAATGGTAAAAGAAATTATGAGTAGTGTTAAACAAGAACTACAAGAAGAAGAATTTGATAACGCTATGAATGAGTTAAATTCTAAAGAAGATAAAGAATATTACACATTAGATGAAATAATGTTTGGTAACGATATTGAACTGGATGAGGACGATGATGATGTCTTCAATAGTGATGATTTATTCTAAGATAAGGGGCTTTTAGCCCCTTATTTATTTTAAAACCTTTATTTTACTTGATTTCAGCATATTTATAATATAAAAAGAAGAAATATGCTAACAGCACAAGAAATATTTAAAGAGTATTCTAAATGTCTTATGAATCCAGTTTATGCGATTGAGAATTATTTAGAAACTTTTGATAAAACACAAGAAGGATTTGTACCTTTTAAATTATTCCCTAGACAAAAGGAAATTATAGGTGCATATGAAAAACATAGATTTAATTTAGTTACTAAACCTCGACAAGCTGGTGTTTCGACTACAACCGCTGCTTATATGGCGATTAAAGTTGGTTGGGCTGATGAAGATAACCCAGAAGCTGTTTTGATTATTGCTAATAAGCAAGAATTAGCTTTTGAGTTTTTAGCTAAAATTAAAGACTTTTTATCTCAATTACCTAGATGGGTTTGGGGTCACGAATACTACGGAAACCCTAAAAATGATGGTAAAACAATTTTCCTTACTGATTCTAAAAAAGAAATTAGATTACCTAATGGTAGTCGTGTTAAAGCAGTTGCAACATCTAAAGATGCCTTGCGTGGTTTTACACCTACGTTTCTTATTATGGATGAGGCTGCCTATATTGACAATGGTGCCGAAGTATTTGGTGCCGCTCTTACGGCATTAGGTACTGGGGGTAGAGCAACACTTATTTCTACACCTAACGGAATGGATTCTTTATATTTCAAAACTTACGACCAAGCTAAAACAAAAAAGAACAACTTTAATATCATTGAAATGAAATGGTATGAGGATTTGCGTTATAATAAAGATTTAAGGTGGGTTAAGGGTGACGATGTAGAAAAAGAATTATATTTTTCATTTGAGTCTTACACAGCTAGGATTGAAGATGGGTGGAAACCTACATCTACATGGTACGAGCAAATGTGTATGGGTATGAACAATGATGCGCGTATGATTGCTCAAGAGCTTGATGTTTCATTTATAGGTTCTGGGGGTAATGTAATTAGTGAAGAATATATAGGTTTTCATGAAAAAAACAATGTGATTGAACCTAAGATTACTATGGGTCTTGAAAATGAAATATGGATTTGGGAAGAACCACAAGCTGGTCATCAATATATAATGGGTGTCGATGTATCTAGAGGTGATGGTGAAGATAGTTCTACGATAGTTATAATTGATTTTACTACTATGGAACAAGTCATGGAATATCAAGGTAAAATACAACCAGATTTATTAGCTCAAATAGCAGAAGAATACGGTGAGTTATATGAAGCATATACTGTTGTCGATGTAACTGGAGGTATGGGTGTTTCAACTGTTCTTAAATTGTTGGAATTTAATTATAAGCGTTTGCATTATGATGACGCTAGTGGTAAAATATTATCAGCTAGACAAAGAGAATTAACTAGTTATAATCAAAAGGATAAAATCCCAGGATTCCACGCCACAAATGTTCGTTTACCTATGATTTCAAATTTAGAATATAAAATTAGAACCAATGCTATTAAAATTCGTTCTAGTAGACTTATTTCTGAAATGAAAACGTTTATTTATAAAAATGGTAGACCAGACCACATGGAAGGTTATCATGATGATTTACTTATGTCGTTAGCGATGTGTTTATGGGTTATGGAACATTCGTTTAAAAAATTAGAAAGACTAGAAAAACAAAATAAAGCAATTTTAAATAGTTGGTTGAATGGAGCTACTTCAAGTAGTTTACCTACCGTAACAGAAAGAGACCAAAATACTGGTGTTGTGACAAAAGTAGTTAACACTAACCACCCAGCTTATAAAAACGTTCAAGACCCTAGAGGTCAATATTCGTGGTTATTTTCTAAACCAGCAAATATGAGGTAATAACTATTTAATTTTACAATAAATTTAATATATTAAAATAAAAAATACTATGGCAAAAGATAATTTAACAATATTTCAAAAATTAAACAGAGTTGTTAACCCTGATTATAATCCACCACAAAAACAAACAACACAAAGATTTAATTTGGGTGGTAATGAATTGCTTAAAACTACTAGCAAACAAGAATATGAAACAGCAAAATTACAAGCTCAACAAAATAAGTATTTACAAAGTACTTGGAAACGTGTTGAAAATGGTTTGTTTCAACAATCTATAAATTACGAAACTACACGTGTTGGTTCTTACGCTGATTTTGAAGCCATGGAATTTTACCCAACAATCGCAGCCGCTTTAGACGTAATGATGGAAGAATCAACTACTGTTAATGACAGAGGTAGAGTTCTTAACATTTATTCTGATAGTAAGCGTGTTAAGGGTATCCTTGAAGATTTATTCTTTAACCGTTTGGATTTACATACTACATTACCTATGTGGACAAGAAATACATGTAAATACGGTGATAATTTTGTTTATTTGAATATCAACGATAGACAAGGTATTATTTCCGCAAAACAAATGCCTAACTACGAGATAGAACGTAGAGAAGCTGGTTTATATGATTTAGTTAGCGGTAGAGAATATTCTGACGACCAATCTGAAAATAGAGATAGAGTTAAATTTTACTGGAGAGGGCGAGACGTTGAATTTAATTCATGGCAAATTGCACATTTTCGTTTGTTAGGTGATGACAGACGTTTACCATACGGTACCAGTGTTTTAGAGAAAGCTAGACGTATTTGGAAACAACTTATCTTATCTGAAGATTCAATGCTTGTATATCGTGTTACTAGAGCACCAGAAAGACGTGTTTATAAAATATATGTAGGTAACATTGATGACGCTGATGTTGAACAATATGTAAACGCTATTGCTGATAGATTTAAGCGTATGCCAATTGTTGACCCTCAAACTGGTCAAATTGATTTAAGATATAATCAGCTTTCTAATGACCAAGATTTCTTTATCCCAGTTAGGGATGAAAGCGCACCTAACCCAATTGATACGTTGCCTGGAGCTTCAAACTTAGACCAAATTGCAGATATTGAATACTTACAGAGAAATTTATTTACAGCGTTGCGAGTACCGAAACCATTTTTAGGTTTCGAAGAAGCAACTGGAGAGGGTAAAAACCTCGCTTTACAAGATATTCGTTTTTCGAGAACAATTAACCGTATTCAACAATCTATGTTACAAGAACTAAATAAATTAGCAATTATTCATTTATTCTTATTAGGTTTTGAAGATGATTTAGATAACTTTACACTTACGTTAAATAACCCATCCACACAAGCTGAAATGCTTAAGGTTGAACATATGCAGGTAAAAGTTTCACTAGTTAAAGATTCTGTATCTGATATTGGTAACGGATTTGGTGTTATGTCATGGACTAGAGCTCATAGAGATATATTGGGTTGGTCTGACGATGAAATTAAACAAGATTTACTAGAACAACGAATGGAAAAAGCAGCATCCGCTGAATTACAAAATACATCAGCTGTTATTAAACATACTGGTATGTTTGACGCTGTTGATAAAATATATGGTGATTACCAAGCAGCTCTTAAAGGTGCTCAAGGTGGTGATGAAGCTGGCGCTGAAGGCGGCGGTGGAGGTGGTAGCTTTGGAGGCGGCGGTGGAGGCGGCTTCGGAGGTGGTGGTCTAGGTGGTGAAGATTTAGACTTTGGAGCAGAAGCTGGTGGTGAAGACGCAGAAGCTGGTGGTGATTTAGATTTTGGAGCAGAAGCTGGTGCAGAAGAACCTGCGGCTGGAGCTGAGACAACACCTGATGCTGGTACAACACCTGAAACACCAGAAGCTTTATCGGAATCATTAAATAAAACACAAAAACTTTTAAGTGAACAAAAAATAAAATTAGAAAATCAATTAAAAGTAAGGGCTGAAAAATATCAAAAAAGATTTGTTGATGTGTTGGTAGAGTCGGTTAAAAAAAATGACAAAGAACATGATGTTAGAGTTAAAATTTACGATAAAAACGTAAAGATTAACGAAGATGTTAATAATATGATAAATGACATAAATAAAATGTTAGATGAATAAGCTTTTTGCTTAAATCTACCATATTTATTAATAAAAAATTAGTTATGCAAAATTTTGGAAAAATAAAAAACGCTTTTAGTGAAATAATTGCAGAAGGGATAGTTTCAAACGATGAATCTAAAAAGATACTCTTCAAAAAATATATAAAAACACTTAGAGAAAACAAAGCGTTAAAAACACAATTTTTGGTTTACGAAAATATCGAAAATAAAATTGAATCTAATAGAGAAAAAGCTACAGAATTTGTTAAAGAAAATATAGCTTTATTAAACCAATTTTCAAAAAAAGAATTACAAGAAGCTAATTTAAAGTTAGCTAAACCAATTTTATTTGAAGATAATTCTGTGGTTTCTAATGATACTGAAAAGTTACATGAGGATATTTCTAAATTAATTTTTACTGAAAGAAGTCCTAAGAATATTGATACTATAATTGAAGCTATTTCAGATATTGTTGATTACATTCTTGCAAATAAAGAAAAAGTAGTAACAGAATCTTATGGTGTTCCAAATAGTATGTTAAGTTCTATTCTTGTTGAAAAATATAATGAGAAATATAGTGAATCAATAACTGAAACTGAAAAAGAAGTTATTACTGTTTTAATTGAATCTACTGATGAAGAGAAAATAGAAGTGTATTCAAAAATATCTAGAGAATGTATTGATTTAATTGATAATAAATTAACAGAATCGGATTTAGAAACAAAAGACAAATTGTTACGTGTTAAAGATAAATTATTAAGAGACAAAGTGGAGTTAAATGAAGATTTTTCTAAAAACATATCTAAATTAGTTAGTTTAAAATTAACTTTAAATAACGATAACTAAACATAAAAAGTATGGGCGAGTTTCAAATGTCACCAAGTGAGAATATCTTAAAATTAAGAAAATTAACAGAAGAAATTTGTAATATAGAACCATCTGGGGACTGTGTTATTGAAAAATTGAGAACCGCAATTAAGAACGGTACTGAGGATATTTTATCTTCAAAAACGGAAAGAACAAAATTAAAATATTACGAAAAAATGTTTTCAGAAATTAAAACAATTATAAGCGAAAATTAATTAAAAATAAAATGGCAGAAAATAAAGATACTTGGGCTGATTATAGTAAATTGGTGTTGAAAGAATTGGAGCGTTTGAATGAGAACCATGAAAAAATGCGTACTGATTTTGATAGTAGACTAAACGAGATGAATCTTAAATTAAACGATGTTAAGGGTATTGAGAAATCTGTTAATCAAAACACCGATTGGATTCAAAAAGTTAATGAAATTTGGTCTCCAACTCAAATGAAAGAAGCTAAAGACGAATTATATAGACAAAAAAATCGTTGGGTCGCTGCAATTGCTATTATGTCTTTTATTCAAATTATTGTTGGTATTATAATATCGATTTGGGGTAAAATGGGGCATTAAGATGTGGTATTGACTTTTACCAGGTGTTTCATTATATTTGTATTAAAATACGAATATGAAATCAGGTAAACAAATTAAAGTCCAAGACCAACAAAATTATAACATAACTTACGGTTGTGTAGATAATAAAAACCCTAAATCAATATATGTAAATATTACAGCGTGGTTAGAACCATTATCAGAAAACGAAGAAGATTATAATAAGATTATAAAAAATCTTAATAAAAAAATTAGACAAAACCTTTATAATTTTTTATCTTCAGATAAATCAACAATTTTTTTAAAAGATAAGACTATTGTTGATTTAGATTTAAGAGAATCTGGTATTAAATTTGGGAAGAGGAGTTTCATGAGTTGTGAAATAACTTTATTTCAAAATGGTGAAATTTCCATAAATTCAGAATTAATGAAACAAAATTTAAACAACGTTTCTTCTTTAATAATAGATAGAACATTTAATGAAGATAAGGACTTTAGATTCCATAAAAAAAAATAATCAAATTTAAACCCAGCAGTTGCTGGGTTTTTTTATTTAATTAACATATTTATATCTATAAGAGTTTAAACTATGGATATAAATTATAAAAATTTTAAGATATTAAAAAGAGGTGAAACTGGTTGGGGTGGCCTTATAGAGCATGACGCTGGTTATATATCACCTGATGAACCTAGAAACCAACCTTTCATAAACGAAATAAAAAAATTAGATACTGGAAATAAATTAGCCATTGTTGAACCTTTGATTGTTTATGTAGTGCTTCAAAAATACGGAATCCTAAACCGTAACGGTAGAGTATACCCAGAAGCTATTCTAAAATCACAAGACAAATTATACCAACAAGCCATAAAAGAGCGTAGAGCTGTAGGTGAATTAGACCACCCAGAATCTTCTATTATCGCTGGCGATAGAATTTCACACAATATTATTGAAACTTGGTGGGAAGGTCATACACTTATGGGTAAGATGGAAATCTTAATGACACCAGGTTTTATAAACTACGGTATTGTATCAACCAAAGGTGATGAAGTAGCAAATTTATTAAGAAACAGAATTAAAATTGGTGTTTCTTCTAGAGGTGTAGGTTCATTAAAAGAAGGTAAAAACGGTGAACAAATTGTGCAAGACGATTTTGAAATAATTTGTTGGGATGTGGTTACAGCTCCATCAACACCAGATGCATGGATTGGTCGTAGTGCTGAAGAAATGAGACCTTATGTTGAAAACGTAGAAGTTAAAAAACCAATTATAAAAGAAAATTTTAACGATAACTTAGATAAATTTTTATTAGAATAAAAATATTTATTTATTTTTTTTAATCAAAAATTGATTTTTGTTAAAAACACGCATATTTATTAACAAATGGGGTCAAACTCATGTTATTAATTTAATAAAAAAAACTTAATTAAAAAACAAATGGCAGATAAAAAATCTATACTTGAAGAAGCACTTTTAGATATTAACCATATCAAAAATGCTCTTAATGCCAATACCAAAGAAATACTTCGTTCTGTTGCGAAAGAAGAAATTAACGGTGTTGTGAAAGAGTCTCTAGAAGAAGAGGCTTATGAAGAAGAAGACTTAGGTGGACCAATGGATGACATGGGTGCGCCAAGCGAAGAAGAAGGTGATATTGAAGTTGGAGGTTTTGAAGACGAAGAAGGTCTTGAAGACGAAATGGGAATGGATGATATTGAATCATCAGACGAACTTGATATGACTGGAGCATCAGATGATGAAGTTATTGCTATTTACAAAAAAATGAGTGGTGATGATGAAATCGAAATTGTTGGCGATGAATTACGCTTAAACATTAGCGAACCAGGAGAATATGTAGTTAAACTTAACGGTGCTGACAACATGGGTGGTGAAGACGAAGAAGATGAATTAGAATTAGAACCAGCTGACGATATGTTAGGTGATGATGAAGAAGATTTAGATATCGACATCGAAGACACTGATGAAGAAGGTGACGAAGAAGATTTTGACTATGAAATCGAAATGGGTGACGAAGATGAGTCTGAAGAAGACGAAGAATCTGACGAATTCGAAGCTGGTGAAGAAGAAGAAGAAGAAGAAGAATCTGAAGAAGAAGAATCTGAAGAAGAAGAAGAAGAAGAATTGGAAGAATCTTTAGGTTACACTAGAGGTTATGCTGGTAGACAAGGTGCTAGAAAAAGTGGTGCTGCTCATTTACCAAAACCAAAAGCTGAAAGTGTAAACGAAACAGTTATGGCAAAAAAATTAGTTTCTGAAACTGCTAAAAGATATAATAGCTTATTAACTGAAGCTACTAAACTTAAAGCTGAAAATGTTGAATTTAGAAAAGCTCTTAAAGAGTTTAGAACTAAATTAGTAGAAACAGTCGTTTTCAACAGCAATTTAACTTACGTAACTAAATTGTTTATGGAGCACTCAACTACAAAAGGTGAAAAAGATTCAATCCTTAAAAGATTTGATGATGTAACTAGCCTTAAAGAATCAAAAAAACTTTATAGAACTATTGCGAATGAATTGGAAGATAGAAAACCAATTTCAGAATCTTTAGAAAATAAAATAATTAAAGAAGCTACTAGTGGTGTTTCAAAACAAATTGTAGAAAACACTGCATATGTAGACCCTTCAACAAAGAGAATCATGGATTTGATTAGCAGAGTTGAAAAAAGATAATAATAATAAAACAAAATAAAAACTTAAAAAACTATGTCACATTTATTGACTTCAGGACAAGTTGGTAACATCGGATTAAACCACATGAAGGCTATCCGTTTGGAAACACAACAAAAATGGGATTCTTTAGGGTTCTTAGACGGACTTAAAGGCCATGTAAAAGAAAATATCGCTCAGTTATATGAAAACCAAGCTTCTAGCTTGTTAACTGAAGCTACTACAGCTAATTCATCAGGTTCTTTCGAAACTGTTGTATTCCCAATTGTAAGAAGAGTTTTCTCTAAATTATTAGCTAATGACGTTGTATCTGTACAAGCTATGAACATGCCAATCGGTAAATTGTTCTTCTTTGTGCCGTTAACTTCAGAGCGTGTAAACGCTTCTGGTCAAGGTGGTGACCCATATGTTGACGGTGCTCAATATTCTGCTCACACTTCATTTGCAAATTACGGTTTACCTTCATGTGTTCAAACAACTGATGGTTGCGCTGTAACTCAGTGGATGGGTAAAAACTTATACGATTTATTCTACAATGATGGTTTGTTTGATAACTCTAAAGGTACGCTTACTATTAACACTGTATCTAATTTAAAAGTATATACATTATTAACTGGTGGTACTTTCTCAATAGTAACTGGTGGTTCAACTGTATTACCAATCGCTGCTGATGGTTCAGTTAGAAACGTAATTGTTGCTCTTTCTGGTTTCTCAGCTGGTGCTGGTACTAATGGTAGAGAAGTATTGACAGGTCCTGATGGAAACGCTATGGATACTGAATCATTCTTAGCTTCATTAAAAGTTGTTGCTCCTGCTACATTATTAGATAGAGATGGTAACGCTGTTATCGGTATTGGTCAAGAAGTTCCTTTTAGACTTGTTACTCAAAGATATGGTGTTGGTATCGTAACTGGTCCAAACGTTGTTACCGATGGTAACGGTGTATGTTGGTTAGAATTAGATTTAACTCACCCAGTTGGAACAACTGCTGTTGCTGGTGCTGCTGCTGCTGGTACAGCTACTTACGATGGTTATGTTGGTGCTTCTGCAACTACATTTAGTTCATTCTCTGCTTTTACAGCTGCTTACGCTACTTATGCTAGTTTAGAGTTCGAAACAGAAATGGGTGAAGTATCATTCAGACTTGATGAAGTTGTTGTTTCTGTAGAAGAAAGAAAATTAAGAGCTACATGGTCTCCAGAGTTAGCGCAAGACGTTAGTGCATTCCACAACATCGATGCTGAAGCTGAATTAACAGCAATGTTATCAGAACAAGTTGCTGCTGAGATTGACCGTGAAATCCTTAGAGATTTACGTAAAGCTGCTGCATGGCAATTACGTTGGGATTACAATGGATGGAGAAAAGCTTCTTCTGCTGCGAGCCCATATACTCAAAAAGAGTGGAACCAAACTTTAATTACTAAATTAAACCAAATTTCAGCTCAAATCCATAAATCTACACTTAGAGGTGGTGCTAACTTCATCGTTGTATCTTCAGAGATTTCTGCAATCTTCGACGATTTAGAATACTTCCACGTGTCAGACGCTAACCCAGAGCAAGACCAATACAACATGGGTATTGAGAGAATCGGTTCATTAGGTGGTAGATATCAAGTATATCGTGACCCATATGCACCAGCATACTCAATCATCATCGGTCACAAAGGGAAATCATTATTGGATACTGGATACATCTACGCTCCGTATGTGCCATTACAGTTGACTCCAACAATGTATAACCCATTCAACTTCGCTCCAGTGAAAGGTATCATGACTCGTTACGCTAAAAAAGTGGTTAACAACAGATTCTACGGACACTTGAGAGTTGACGGTGTACAAACATTCAACATCAACGAATTAAGATAATCATAATCTTATATAAATTTAAAAAAGGCTACCATTACGGTGGCCTTTTTTATTTTATAAAGTTTTAGTTACTAACATATTTTAATAGTAACGCTCTAACTGCTTTACCTAACTCTTGGTCGTTAGGTAATTCTTTTACCAATTCAATAACATCGGTTAAAATTTCATTTGGGTTTTCTTCCATGTTTTTTTATGCAAATATACTAATTTTTTTTATATATTGCAAATATTTATAGATATGAAAAAGATTATAAAAAAATTACTTAGAGAAGGATTAGAAGAGTTAACACCTGAAGATTTAGAACAAATAAATCAAATTGTTAACAGAGAAATGATTCAAGCCAAAGAACAACAAGAAAAGTTAAAAGATGAATTAGAAACAACACGCAAAGTGTTAGATTCTATATTGACCGCAATGGCTAGCGGTAAGCTTGAAGGTGTCCCTACTGATTATGTTCTTAATTTAAAAAAAGACAAAGAAAATAGAATCCACCAATTAGAAAAATATATTAAAAATTGGGGTAATGTTGATAGAGAAGAAATTTTCAACAGACTTAAAACTCAATACTTGGCCAACAAAAAATACGAAGAAGAAAAACTTAAGGCTAGAGAATCTAGAACGTTTGGTAAAGAAGACATTATAAACCTATTTGTAGACGCTTTAGAAGGTGGTTCTAATTATTGGTATCACATACGTCATTTACCTAACGAAGTTCGCTATAAAGCCAAGGAAATGGGTCAATCAGTATCTGAAGCTATAGGTGAGTATATTCTTAAAGGTGGTTATGTTCAATTTTATGATGCTGAAGAAGAATATGACGAAGATGATTATACTGAAACACATTCAGATAATGGATTGTTGGGTACAGTAGATATGGATTCAATTCTAGAAGCAATAACAATAATAAAAAGAGATTACCCAGATGTTTGGGAAAATATACTTGATGAGCAATACGATGCAAACGATGCTGATATATTTTTACAATTATGTGTAATGGGTGACGTAGTATTTGGATAATATGAAGAAAATATTTTTACTTATAACATTGTTCATGATAATGAACGTATTTTCACAAACGGTTACAACAGATAATAAACTAATAATACCTCACGGGGACATTACATTGTATTTAACGAAGGATACGTGCGCTTTGGTATCCAAACACGTTTTAAAGTTTTCAAGCTTTCTAAAGCTTGATAAAGAGCGCGACAATAAATGGTTCCAAGATACATACAAAGGCAAATACACCAAAGATTCTTATTTAAAGACTGGTTACGATATCGGTCATTTGACACCATCACACATAACATCCTATGATAACGATTTAAACCATTTATCATTTAGTTTGTTTAACGCAGCGCCACAACTAGCTGGATTCAACAGAGGTAAATGGGCCCAAATGGAAGGTGATGTTGAAGCTATGATAGCCAAAACCAAACAAGATGTTGTTATTATTACTGGAGTTATTTACAACCCTAAGAATAAAAAATTTATGGGTAAATCTAGAATACCGATTCCGTCAGCATTCTTTAAGGTTTTGTTTATTAACGGAACGACACAATGTTGGATTGGTTCTAATATAAACGGATTGATTACACCAACAACTCTGAAAGATTTAAATGAGTTGTTCAAGTTAAACAAAATGAATTTAAACATACAATAAAAAAGGGCCGTTGTGGCCCTTTTTGTATATGCGTTAACTCGATTAATTATTTATTATGCTTTTGTACCACAACTAGCGCAGAACTTGTGTCCTTTACCTAGCTTGGCACCACAGTTTGTACAATATCTTTTTACATTGATATCTTCAACTGTATTAACTTTTTGAGATATTGGAAGTAATTTGGCTTCTACAGTATAAAAAGCAAAATATTCAAAATCTTTATTTACTGTTTTGAATTTTTGGTCAGAATCAGAACCTTCTTCAACTCTACCAGTTTCAATTGATTTGGATTTCTTGGCAGCCCCTTTAGTTAGATTTAAAGGTGTTTCAACACTTTTTTCAGTTTGCATCCAATCCATCGTTGCTGAACCGTCATGTACGCTTGAAGTATAAAACGCGCTAGTTGATAAATTACTACTACCCCCAATGATTGTGTTAGTGGTTGTGAAGGTGTTAGATATTGGTGTAGTTGAACCATAAACGTAACCACCAGTGTTAGTGTTATCGTAACGGATAATACCTTGGTTGTGGTTTGGTCCACCCCAAATATCTCTAGTACCACCAATTCTTAATATTGGGTTTCTTGGTCTAGGTTTTGATTCTCTATAGAATTGAACCTTGAAATCTCCATTGTTTACTATGGCTTCTTTCACTTCTTGAGTGTTAGCTACTTCGTATGTGTCGAATAAGAATTTTTTGGCAACGTCTAAGTATCTATCTAAGAATACACGTTGACCTGGGCTCAATACAAGACCACCCT